CCTTACCTTTAGCACGTTAGACTATAAATCTAACGAGCCCCACCCACGCTTTAGGTTCGCCCTGCGTGGAAGGGCATACTGGTGTGCCGTAACTATCGGTCCATCAAAGCGGTACTCGGGAAGAGTCCACTTTAATGGAGGAACGCGAGATTTTGACACTCGCGCACCGACAGGAGCCAGACGGGTCGTCACGGTTTGACGACTTAACGATGCAATTCGTTGCATCTCCGCCCAACCCGGGGCCCCGGCGTCTAAAACGCGGGGGCGAACTAGCCAAGAATAGTACTCCTTGCGCTGAAACTTCGCGTTATAGCGAGATCGCAGGACAAGTTTCTTATTTTCTTGACGAGCTATTTTCCGGATATCAACGAGGCAGATGAGAGAACCCACCGTACTATTTGAGTACGGGACGGGTCTCGTCCGCTGGATTGCTCCAGCGACGAAGTCAGCCATGTTGAACATGCCATTCTCGCACAGCGCGTTATGAAATGCGCAGTACGAGGGTAAGGCCATACCAGCTAAGCTCGGATGCCATACGCTCTTCACTCGAAGAGGGGTAATGTCGGCGCCCTTATAGGCGTCGACCCCGCATGATTCCCTAAAGGAACCAGCCGTACAGCACTTCCCTGCGTTGAACATAAGTCCAACTTGTGGGAAATACTGCAGCAAAGCACGGTGGTCTTCCGTGTTCACTATGATATCGTCGCCATACACGTATACCCTCTCTGCGACTTGCGTCGCATTCAGGTGAGGACGTGTATGCTGAATTGCTGAGACCGCGAGAGCCCAAAACACAAGTGCTTCAACAGGAAAGCATATAGCTGACCCCATTGGAGCGAACTTGTTTAGGGATAGAATCTCGCCCGACGGGAGGCGTGTAGCCGTTGTCCGAGCTGCTATAAGGCAGCTTTTCCAAGGTTCGGGGAATAATTCTTCCACGAGCGCCAAGGAGACTCGGTCACTTGCCTCTTTCATATCAAGCGTCACCCAGGGTTCTCCCCGGGAGCCAGCTAGGGCTAAGTCCTGATTCACTGTCTGGTCATCAAAATTTACATGACCTTTGGTGAGAGGATTAGATGTTATCGCCGATAAAAGCGACTTCATCAGCCCCTGCTGAATCCACTGATATTCAAGTGGTTCGCATGATATTAAACGCGGTCCTCTTGAGTCTTTGGGAACGAGTACGACTTTCGCCGTGCCAGCTTCCTTTTCCTCAAGAGATAAGTACGCTTGAAGCTCATCGCACAAGTGAGAGGTGTTGTAGAAAAAGTATTCCTCATAAGGAAACTCTTTTGACAACGTATGATAATAACGGCTGAAAACCGTTTTCTCATATTTCTC